CGATCACCGAGTCCGGCAGGATCACCTGGGCGCCGTTCTTGTCGTACAGCCCCCACTCCGGTCCAAGGACGCCATCCAGGAAGCCGAAGAAGTCGGCCCCTAGAACAGTCCCCAGAATATCGCTGACCGCGCCAATACCCACCGCGCTCCGGCGCACATCGGGTACGCCGGGCGCTATGGGAACATCAGGGAAGTCGATCAAGGACATCAGTTCATCCCCGTGGCGGACGAGTTGATCAGTTGGTTCTGGCGGATAGCTTCACCCATGTCGCGGGCAATACCGGGTGCGTCAGTGGCCTGGGTCTGGACGGTGATCTGGCCGATGCTGACCTCATTGTTGGTGGTGGAGGTCTGCGATGGCGCCATGTTCGCGCCGGCGCCGATGCGCATCTCGCCGGGGCGAACGCCGTATTGCATGTCTGCTTGCTGGGCGGCCGCTCTATCGCGCTCGAAGACTGCGCGCTCTTCTGGCGTCATCGCCCCGGCATTGGCGAGCGACGTCGGGGAATCCGGTGCACTTCCCATCAAATGCGCAGCGATGGCGGCACGTTTTGCCGATTCTCCCGACACGTCAGCCGGAATCTCGTACTTCTGTGTCACGAGCGCCGCAGCCTCGCGGGCACCGGAGGTCTTAGCGAGCAGATCGCCGACCCCCTTGAATTTCCCCGACCGGAGTTCGTAGTTGAGGAAGTTGACCTGCTCCTCAAGAGTGGACTGGCGAATGTCCTTCCCCGCCCACTTCTCGAACTCCTTCTGCCGATCGGGATGCCACTGGGCAATCCCATACGCCATTCCGTTGTCGCCGACCGCCGAGGAATTGAATCCGCTCTCCACTGACAGGTTTGCCGTGATCCCGGCCGCCTGCTCTTTTGTCCATCCAAGGCCGATCAGGTGGCGCATGATCCGCTGGGCCATGTCTGTCCCGCCGTTAACCTGTCCAGACGCGGCGTATTCCTGCTCTTTGCGCTGCTGAACAGCCTCATCTTCGCCTTCGTTCAGACTTTCGGAGTACAGCATGGCGGCGGCTCCGGCGACCGCCGCGGACGCGGTAGAGCCAAGAGCCAGCAGCGCCCACTGGGACACCTTCGCCGGCGCGGTGATGATGCCCAGGATGTTCTTTAGCGAGCCAGACAGCAGCCCAAGCGCACCCACGGCAATCAGCAGCTTGGTGCTCCAGCCGTCCGTCTGCTCGCTCAAGTCTTTCAGATAATGGGCGAGCTCCTTCCCGTCGTTCACCATGTCGGTGAAGAACTTCTGAATCTCCGGCCGGTGCTGATTCACCCAGATCCCGAGATCGCGTAGATCCTTGGTCAGTTCGACCAGGGCGGGTCCCATGGATTCAAAGATCGCTTGCCCAACACCGTCGGCCTGGGCAGTGAATTCGCCCCAGACCCGCTGGGCTTCCTGGGCGCGCTTGACGCTCTCTTCCGTGACGCCGGACGACTTGTACATCTCACCGTACAGATCCTGCACGGCCTGCCGGCCCTGGCGGAGAATGTTCAGCGTGCCTTGGTCGATCCCCAGACTCTGAGCAATGCGGATCTGGTCCTGGGCGTCATAGCGCTGAAGAGCGTCCGCAACGTCCAATAGCACGTCCTTGAACGGACGCATCTTGCCAGCAGAGTCTGCCACATTCACGCCGATGGCGCGGAACATCCCCACTACGGGAGAGTCCTCGCCGAGCTTGAACGCCTCGATGCCCGAAGCGATGTTCTGCAAACTGGACTGGAAACCCTCCGCCGAGCCACCAACGGTCTTGACCGTCTTGCTCCAGGCATCCAGCTCCCGGGCGCTCATGCCCAAATTTTTGGACAGATACCCGAGCTGGGCCTGCCCGGTCACCGTGTTGCTGATGAAGTCCTTCAGGCCATTGGCGCCGATGGCTACGGCAAACAGGCCGAGCAGCTCGTTCCGCACGCGGCGGAAGCCCTCGGACATGATCTTGGCCTGGGCAGCGATCTGCTTTGCGCTGGCCTCCGATTCACGCACGAAGCGCTTCTGCGCATCAGCCGCTTCCTTCTCGCCCTTCTTGAAGCCGGACGAATCCAGCCCCAGCGTGACGATAAGGGCATCGATGATCGTGGCCATGCGCTATTCCTGGGAAGCGAGATTGCGGTTGTGGGTATCGACCGAGTTGACCTCGATCAGCCACCACAGGTCTTCCAGACCGTAAACGGTATCGAGCTCGTGGAGCGTCGCCAGGCGCGAGGAAATGACCGTGGCGATGGTAGGCGGCAGGTTCAGGTAGTCGACGATACCGTGTCGTCTTATGCCGGCGACGGGACCGAAGTCGATTGACCGTCGCCGATAGAAAAACCCGAGTGCAGGCTCAACACCTGCGCGCGGATTTTCAGCCGGGTGGCAATCTCTTCGATGTCGTCTTCCACCAGTGGCCGGACGATGGAAGGATTCGACGTGCTGGGCATGATCTGCACGCAGGCCATCATCTCATCCATCAGGGGCTCTGCCTGGTCGAAGGGGATCTTGGCCAGGGCCTGAACGCCCATGCGCACGATCCCGGCAAAGCCAAGGTCGGTAATTCCATCGGGGAGCTCGATTCCGGATTGAGCCATGGCCAGGAACGCACGCATGGCCCACTTCTCGGCCTGGGAAGCCGGCATCTCGGTGATGACGAACACCTTGCCTTTGTCCCGTCCGGCGTCCGTCACCTGGTACTGAGCAGTCTTGCGAGCCATCAGTTGTTCTCCGCGATCACGCGTTCCCAGGTGATGATGAACGGCACCGGCTGCAGGGTGCGGCGGTTACCCGGGAAGGGGTTGCCGCTGGTGAGCACGCCGTTCTGCAGAGAATACTTCCTACCAATGGCGGGAAGGATCACGGTGCCATTGCAGCGGTAGACCTCGCGCGCAGTACGCTGGGCCAACTGCCAGTTCTCGAAGATGATTAGGGACGGCGAGTCCGGCATGATCGTGATCGTCATGCGTGTCGGGTTGAAGATGAAGCCGGCCGACATGTGCCCGTCCACACCCATGACGATCTCTGCCTGCTCCACGGCATCCGCGGTGAAGGCATCATCAGCCGCATAGCCCTGGATGCTCTGCGGCGACGGGTACAGATCAGTTACCGCGATGGCGAGACTGGAGTTCGCCGAAGTGATAGTTGCCATTCGGGTTGCTCCTTATTGGATTTCGATCGAGGCGAGAGTCAGGCGCTGAACGCTGCCGCCGTCGGTGTAGTACAGCGTCATGCTCGGGCTCCGACGCTCCGCACGGATGGCGGCAGTAGCCGGCACGATCTGCAGGTAGTAGCCCTTGGCTTCCAATGCGGCGCTGATGTCCGAGCCCACGGCGAATTGGATCTCCGCCTTCTGGGCATCCGACAGGGCCACGCCGGTACGGATGGCGCCAAAGTTCACCGCGGCAGCGATGGGATCCTGGCAGGCTGCGTCGATCAGGGCATAGCCCTGGTTGTTATACGGGATCGAACCGACGTTCTGCAGCAGGGTGATCATTGCCAGCTGCAGATTGGCGTTCAGCCAGATCTGGTTCAGGTACGAATCCACCCAGTCCCATTCGCCCGAGATACTGCCGGGGTACATGAAGTTGAAGTTCTGAGTGGCGTTCGCATAGATGCCGTAGAAGTTGTACCCGTTGGCTTCCAGCGCCGAAGCATCCGAGGCATTGCTCACCGAAGCCGACAGACCGGACTGATTGCGGAACGCCAGAGTGGCCCGACCATTCAGGCGGTCGAAATCCAGGGAGGCGGCGAAGCCCAGTACAAAGGCAGCGTGCGTCTGGTTGCCGAACACCGGGATCGAGCCGACCAGCTGATTGGTCTGCAGATAGTAGCCCCAGGTGGCTGTGTCGCCGGCAGTCTTCGCATTGATGTCCGTATCCCAACCGACGTAGGCGTAGCGGTCGTTTTGGGCATTCGCCCAATCGGAGAAGGCCGACTTGTCAGCAATCACCGGCTCCCAGGTGGTGCTGAAGCAACCCCAGTTCTGGGTGGAAGCGATTACCGCAGGCATGGCGGTAGCCGGAGTCGATGCAACGGCACCAACAGAAGTAACGGCGCCGGTAGCCTGGGTGAGCTTAAGGCCTGCCGACAAAGTGCCGGAGGCGAAACTGACCGTGGACGATGCGCCAGTGGTGCTGGAGGTGAACACGAATGCAGCATGTTGCGCATCGTAGGTCACGGTCCCGCCCAGACCAGTAAAGCCGGCCTGGATAATGGTCGCAGCGTTCGAGAAGCTGGTCGCAGCGGTCAGGCTGATGTTGCTGGAGGTCTTGGCGGTGCCATCGATGGTGATGGTGAGCACCCCGGAAAGAGCCTTCAGCTGGGTGAGCGTCATCAACGACAGATCACCGCCGCGCATGAAGCCAGCCACATCGGTGGTCGGGTAGGCCCAGAAATACAGCAGTCCCGGGCGCTTGGTGCAGTTGGTGTATCCGCCGAAGTAGATGCTCGCCATCTGCGCTTCGACCGAAGAGGCGCCGAAGTAGTCGATCACGTCCTCCTTGGTGGCGAAGGGAACGGCCTGACCGGTCGGAAGAGAGGCGTTCTGCGAGAGGATCAGGCCGTTGAGATCGACCGCGCTACCGGCAGCAGCCAGCACGCCCGGATTGACTTGGACAATCTGGGAGATTGGGATTGTGGACATCAGGGGGCTCCTGGCGGGAACTTGGTGTCGACCTCGACGAGACCGATCTGTAGGTCATCAGCGAACTGCTGCGGCGAAGTGACGATGGGGTTGAATTGCATGTACAGCTCAAACGTCCAGCGGTCCTCGTACTGGGCTTCGCTGTTGGTCATGACGTTCTGCTTGGGCTCCGTTGCATAGAACGGCTGCAGCGGACCTGAGGCCATCTGTTCTGTTGCATATTCGCTGCGGAACAGGGTGGCGATGATGTTGGAGTTGGCCGAGGCATCAGGGCCGTAGACGTCGAGTTGTACCCGGAACTGTGTTGTTCGCGTGTCGTGACGCTCGTCGTCTTCAGGGCTGTAGGTCACGACGTTGGTGGACAGGCCGTCGATGAACAGCGGCGTCATCATGACGAAGGATCCGGTGGGCATTGCGACCTTGTTGCCCTGGCTCTTGAAGACCTGGAAGTTGCTGCCCAGGACCTGGAGCAGGAACGACCGCAAGCCAGCAAACAGGTCCGACTCGGTTACGTTGACAGTTGCAGGCATGCCAGAACCCTCGTCCAGTCCGGCCAGAGCTCAGTCACAGCCACTACCAGCCACTCTTCCGACTTCGAGGGAATCAGGATGATGTCACCACCCTTACCATCTGGTCGGTTGACGCTGTACCAGTTGCCGTTGATGTAGAACGGCGCGAAGACGCCCGACATGTTCAGTCCATCGATGTGCATCAGGTCTTTCTGGGTGAGGGCCTGGCGCTGAACTGCGATATCGACCAGATCGCCGAACTGCGGCTCTCGCGTTCCATCTGGATTCGTCACCCAGCCTCCACTGGAGGGCTTGATCTGCGCCGGGATATTCGGGTTCACAGCCTGCGTGACGCTGTTAGCTATTCCCCGCAGGTTCATCTTTGCGGACCTCGTAGTCGACGCTGTTGATCATGTGAGCGGTGTCGATCAGTGGCTTGTCGAAGCCGGCCTTGGCGGACTTCTTCCGGGTACGCGGAGAGAGCGGCGGCGACGTGAACTTACGAATCGAATCCTGGATGTCGGCTCGGACCACTTCGCCGGTGAGCGCCAAGGCCCTTTCCGTGCTGTTGCCAGCATGGATGAGCTTGCCCAGCCCTTTTGCCCAGCGCTTGCCATTCGCGGCTATCGCATCACGGAAGAACGGGCGCGGCGGCCTGTTCATCGCTGGATCGCCGAACTCGTTTGCAGCAGCCACCAAAGGAACGGACGTCCCGTCTGGATAGGTCGCGCCTTCGAGGAAGCCAGCGCGCAGAATCTCACCGGTATCAAGCCGCTCGGCCAGTTCACGCAATCGCCGGCTAACTCGGTCACCACCTTTCACGGCACCCATGGGAAACGATTCCTCCAAGTGAGTTCATAGGAGCGACCGGGAACGTACTGCATGGTCCTGAACGGGGCCGTGGCCTGCCAGAAGGCCGCACCGTACTTGGTCTGGAGGAACCAGGCCGCGGTGAATGGGACTTGCCCCATGTCGGTTCCGACGGAGACAGAGCCCTCGGTGGCGTTGTTGATGCGCCCCACCAGAGGTGAGGCAGACTCACCATTCACGCCGGCATTGATCGCCGCAATGTGCGCCGTAAGCATCCAGAACAGCACCGTCCGAAAGCCAAGATCTTTCACCCGGCTCTCGTCGGTGTTGTCCAGGTAGATCGTCGCCTCGTAGAAGTAGGCGCTCAGCAGGTCATCCGAAACGGAATCAAATTCCGGATAGCGCTGCTTGAACGCCGCCGGATCGAAGACGACGACGCCCATGGCTTACTCCTCGGCTTCTGCCGGCTTCAGGTCTTTCCCGGGCTTCTTGGGATCGATGCCTTCGAAGCCGTTAGCTTCACGCTCACGCTCAGCCACAGCCTTCTCGGCCTCACGCTCGCTGCCGGCGATGAACACCAGGCCGTTGGCGACGATGGGGTTCTTCGCTTCAGCCTTCAGCCAGCCCTCGATGAAGTCCTTGTCGACGTCGCGGGTGATGCCGAAGCCGCCGATGATGCTGGAGCTATTGGAGCCGGCCAGGGTGACGACCTTGCCACCCAGTTCGGCGTGAAGACCGTTGGGGAGTTTGCAGCCTACGATTACGGTTGCCATGGATTACACCCCCAGCATCTGAGCGATGGCGACAGGACGGCGGATGATGGTGCCCCAGCCGCCGGCAGACTTTTTCTGCTTGAAGGACGACAGACCGACCTTGACCGGGTGCGCACGCATCT